CCTGCAATGCATTGATTGCTGTGGTTGCTGTGTTGAGTTGTGCGGCAAAGTTGTCATGGTCAATCATTATGCCCAGCACATCACACATGGTAAGAGTGTTATAGCAGCCAGTGCCAGTGGCCACTGAGTTGTCAAAGAAATTAGTCACTGACGAATCAACTGACGCTGTCTGCGCTTGTACCAAGCCCAGATCATCCATGGTCAACAAGTTGCCACGGTCAATAGGTTGCCAATAATCAGTGTCATTGAGTGCTGTTCCTGCAGGGACGTCTTGCTGACTTTGATAAGCCTGTGGAATTACCCCGCTGTTGTCGGCCACAATTTCATTGGGCAAGTAATCACGATTACTGTTCCATGCAGGATCACGACCTGCCGCATAAATTGCCTTGCCAAATGCCGGCCATGTTGAGTTTGAAAGATTGGGTATGTTTTGTAATGATACTTGCAGAGCTTTGTTGGCCACAGCAGTGGCCTGTGGAATAATCTTGCCCAGTTCATCACAGCCTGACGCACTTGGCAAATACAAGTTGACAATTTCTGCTGTGCCACTGTTGACATAACCTTGTTGACTGTAGACATAAATGGGGCCTTGGGGCGACTGCGTTAACAATGTGTCATAGCTGAGTGGAAACATCACCAAGGGATCCAGCAGTTGGTCTGCACTTTCAATGTTGGGTGTGGTAATTTCCAAAATGTCCAACAACTGTTGCAGGTTTTCTCCAGTGATCAATGTCAAGCCATCGTAGGCTTTTTTCTGCAATGTGTCAAATTGATTGCTAGTAAGACCATTGGGGTTAAACACACTGACTTGATTGTTGTTGACCAGGTCCAGAATCTCAGATGGTGCAAGCCCTGACGCAATCAATGCTGATTGAATTGAAGGCAATGCACCAGACAGTTTGGCCACTTTGGTGATTTGTTGTATCAACCCAGCTGGGGTGCCGTATAGCTCAAGATTTTTTGTATCAACCAGTTTGCCCTGTCGTGATACATCAGTACCAAATCGATCAAACACCGGGTTGACTTTGACTACATCAGCCGATGTCAGCGAATCCATGGTGGTAAACGTTGGCCCAAGATAGTTGTCAGCATTGACTGCTGAGTTAATAAACTTATTTGTGGTTTGTACAAAACTGTACATGGACAGAAATCCCTGTGCAAATCGCCCCACATCAAGTCCCACGTCATTGCGACCCAGGTAAGCATTGCCAGTGTCCTGAATCAAGTTGCTGAATCCATAGGGTTGAAAGGTAGAAGTATCAGACAAACTAGGCAAATATTCGTATCTCAAGTAAGGGTAATTGCCCACTGGTGAATAAGGTATGCTGTTGCCCAGGGCAGGACATGCAGTGCTACCAATGCTCAACAGTTTGTCCAGCGTGGATTCTGTTTTGAAACTCTGTGATGCATAATAGTTGACTGCGGTCAACCAATTGGCAATTGCTGTGGTAGCGTTGAAACTGGTGATAGCAGTTGTCAACGCTGTGGGCAAAGTTTTGATACCAGTGTTGTTTAAAAACCCGGCCAATGCTGTCAGCTGTAACGGTGTTGAAACGCTGGCCATTATCCAGCCCTTACATCGCCGGAGCCGCCAGCTCTAGCATGTCCACATGTGTCGCCTGCGCCTGCGACCACTACAGCAACACCGCCAGCTCGCACTGTGCCAACACCGCCAGCTGTGCTGGCACTGCAATGTATGGGTGGTGCTCGACGCTGACCGCAGGGTGGATGAGCAGTGACTCCGTTGCCGTTGACAATCACTGGACGATTGTTGACTCTTACAGAACCAACTCCCCCAGTGGCAACTCCCCCTGCACCATTTGCATCACCTACTCGTTGTACTGCTGGCATGTTATCCCATTATGATTTTCTTGTCGGGTACCTTGATACCAGTGGTGGCTTCAAGATACTTCATGCGCACTGCATCGTCAGTGGGCGCATACAGTCCGACACTGTTCATATTTAGTGTGGGGTTTTCGTCAGGATCTGCGGTAAACATACTGGGTACCAGGCCCATGCCCTGCGGGCCCGGGGCCACGCTCACAGGGTGTTCAATAGACACTGTGTTGTCGCCTTGCGCAACAACTTTGGCAATAAGTTCTTCTCCTGAGTTTAACTTAAAGGTGTAAACTTTACCTGTTTCAATTGATTGCATTTTTAAACTTTCTGTATAACGTATTGATAATTGATCATGCCAATGGCAATATGCTTTCTAAACATATTAACAAAAGCATCAATGCTCATTTTAGGATGGTCCAACACATCCGGGGATTCATTCCACAAATAGTCGTCAAATATCATATAGCCTTGTTTTTTAAGAAGACCAAATGCCATAGTAGCATCTGCTAACACAGCATCAGAACAGTGACTTCCGTCTACATATATAAGATCAAATTCCCGACGGTCTACAATTAACTGTGCCAGGCCATGATAGCTCATGACCGGCATGACTTCAACTGTTTGTGTGGGCAATTTTGTTAGGTCTGTATTGTGCCGGTGTATGTCTTGAATAATACGTTGCTCAGGTAACTCATCGTTTTTGTATGCATTCATTGGTGTGTTACCAAACGGATCAATGCAAGTGATAGTTCCATCTTTGGCCAACAAGTTTTCCAGCATCCAACAAGTGGCGCGGCCTTCGTGCGAACCAATTTCCAAGATACTAGATAACTTTTGTTCAGCATGTTCCTTGACAAAGTTAAAGTTTACCAAACCATTTGAAAACCAGTCAGCTGTGAAAAAGTGTTTGGTTTCAAAGTCTGGTATATTTTGTCGAAACCAGTCTATTGTGATGTTGTCTAAATCAGGCAAGTTTTTGTCTGAGCTCATTGAACCCTCCCACATGTGCATCATCTAAAAAGATTTGCGGTAGTGTGCGGGCAGTTGGAACTGCTTCTAATAATTGTTCTCGGGTCCAGCCATGCATAATATTGCGTTCTTCGTATTCAATGCCTCGGCTTTCAAGCAGTGCTTTGGCTTGAACACAATAAGGACATTGATCCTTACTCCATACTATCGCTTTCATTCAGTTTCCTTGTTTTGATGTATCATAAGTTTGTGCAAAAATATCTTTCTTTACAACGCCATAGTCACCAGGACCATGCTTGACAATATAATCATTGCCTTTGGTATATTCTAAATTGCCCCAGCTGGCTTTTACAACACCATCATGGTCAGCAAGTCGAGCTACCTTCATGATCTTCTTGGGTGTTGCCGTGCCGTCGCCGTTGTCATCATAATAGGCCGTAAACTTGATAGGGCTTACAGGATACCGTTCGCCCTTGGGGCCTGTAATAATCTTGTGTCCCACTGTATATGCAACAGGACCTTCTAGTGTGTCTACTGTGCCGTTGTCTGTGGCAGTTTCATACTTGATGGGAGTAGGGTGCTTGTAGGTTTCAAACCCACCTTGTTGGAACCATTCGTCGTTAATCATAAGTTTGGTAACTCGTCGTAATCAATATTCTCGCTCATTACACCAATAACATAGTTGGTGCTTTCATTTTCCTGTAGTGCTGTTTGCTTTTTGCTAACATCAACGTGTTTGTTAAACCAAGGAATTGGGGTGCTACGTGGTGCAGGCTCCTGGTACTTGATTCCAATTTCTTTAAGTGCATTGACTGCTGTGTAGTCCACAAAGTCTTTGAGAATGTTAGCGTTAAGTCCAATCACGGGGCCTTTCTTGAACAAGTATTCAGCCCAGGCTTTTTCTTCACGGATCACATCCAAGTACATCTGATACACTTCAGCTTCACATTCTGCTTTGGCCTTGGCAAAGCGCGGATCTTCTTTGACAACCTGATTGATCAACCAAGCTGTCCATTCCTTGTGCAGAATCTCGTCTTGCAAGATCAAGCCAATAATATTACCATTGCCCATAAAGATGCGATTCTCTACCATGGCTAAACTAGTAGCAAAGCTAACCATAAAGCGGAATGCTTCTAGTGCATAACTAGCGTTAAGAGCCATCCAAATTGCTTTGATGTGTTCATGTTCAGAAAACTTTTCTAACAATTCTTTGCGACAGTTGATCATGTGCAACTTATCATAGTAGTTGCCCACACTTGATGCCATGTCCACAATCTCTTGTGTGTCGTGGATAGTGTTGAACACATCCTTGGGCACGTTGTAGATGTTGCGAATGATGTGACTGTAACTGCGACTATGAATGTTTGTTTCAAAGAATGTCCAGTTGTACACCAGGGCCTCTAGTTCGGGAATACTCACAACAGGTGTAAAGATTTGACTTGGGCCACGTCCTTGTAAACTGTCTAGTGCTGTTTGCCGTAGTAGATTTGATGTAAAGATATGCTTGACAGTATCTGATGCGTCTTTGAAGTCTTGTGCGTCTTTGGTTAACGAGATTTCTTCTGGTACCCAAAAGAAGCCACGTGCTTCTTGCTCGTACTTGACTAGTTTGTTGTATTTGACTTCTTCAAATCGTTGTACTGTTACCGGGCCTGCTGGGTCCAGGAACATCTTGCGATTGAGATAGTCTGTTTTTAATTTTAAATTGTATTGTGCTTGACTCATTGTATTACCAGTGTCTAATTGTGTTGGCTATGATAAAGCCACAAGTTATAACATGTATTATAACCCAAAATGTTTTAAAGAACAAGGCTATTCGAGCTTCTCGAAGTGTTAGTATAGGCACATCAGGACGGTCATGATCTGACTCGCCCATCAAGTGCCCAGTTGCTCGGGCCCAGACTTTTTCTAAGCTATTCAAAGTTTACACGCCTCGCAATCTTCTTCAAGATCAAAATCAATCTCAAGTAAGGGTGCAGGTGCATCTTCTTTGACCATCTTGCTGCCAGCCTTGTTGATTAAGCTGTAGTAGAATGTTTTCAGTCCCCAGTAGTGTGCTTGCATCAAGTTCCGGGCAATCAGTGTGGTGGGAACTTTGCGGTCAGGAAAGTGTGCAGGGTTGTAGAATGTGTTTGTTGAGATTGACTGATCAACGTAAGCCGCCAACACAGCCGCGGTCTTTAAGTAGCCGTCACAGTCTTTTTGTGCCCACATCATTTGATACTTGTTTTTAAGTTTGTGATACTCGGGCACAACCTGTGTTAATGATCCTGCTTTGGATTCTTTAACAGAGATTAGACTCATGGGCATTTCAATGCCGTTGGTTGAGTTGATAACCACACTACTAGACTCTACAGGAGCAATGGCCATCAAGGTAGCATTGCGTACCCCGTAACTGCGCATCTCTGCTCGCAAACCTTCCCAGTTTAGTTCAGGAGCAAAGTCCGTGAGCTCGTTGACCCCGGCGCTACGTCTCTCCCAAGGAAAGACACCTTTACCATACCAGGTGCGGTCTGAATCTTTGCAACGGCCCCGCTCCTTAGCAAGCTCAACTGTGGCTTCGGTAAGGTAGAAAGCCTGATGTTCCATCCAGCTTTTGACTTCGGCCAAAGAGTCCTTGTCACCATATTGGAGTCCTCGTTTGGCATGCCAGTAAGCCAAGTTAGTAATGCCGATACCAAGCGGCTGGATTTCGTCATTCGATAACTGCGATTGGATTGACAGGAAGTCTTGGTAGTCAAGGATATTGCACAAGGATCTCTGCAGAATTCTACAAGCTCTGCGCATGTCTTCAGGATTCCGGAATGCACCCCAGTTAATACTTCCAAGCGTACAGAGCGCGATTCGCCCATCAGCGTCATCCAGGCGCTTAAACGATTTTGTAGGTAAGAGAATTTCACAGCAAAGATTACTCTGGTAAATGGTGTGATACTCAGAGTCAAACGGACCCTGGTTCATCACGTTGTCAATAAACACAAGATAGATACGACCAGTGTCTGTTCGCTCTTTCAGTATGCCCGACTTGAAAACTTCTTCAGCACTCATGGTCTTGGTGCGTAAGTCTTTACGTTTTTCGTATTTAACATACAGCTCTTCAAAGCGTTCGGTATTTTTATAAAACGCTTCGTATAAGTCTGGTACTTCGTTGGGATCAAAGAATGTTATGTCTTCTTTGTTTTTGAATCGTCTCCAGAAGAAAGCACTAAGCACAACCCCATAATCCATATGACGGACTCGGGTTTCTTCTGTTCCTTGGTTGTTCTTAAGGACAATAAGGTCATCAAACTGAAGATGCCAAATAGGATAAAAAACAGTAGCACTTGCATTACGAATACCTCCTTGACTGCAACTACGCAGGTCACCAAACCACTTCTTCAAGAATGGGATCATACCTGTGTGCATAATTTCACCACCACGAATGGGTGAACCTAGTGGTCTTAGACGACCAATCTCCAAACCAATGCCGGCACGTTTGCTGGCATACTTGGCCATCATCTCGCCACTAGCGAATATACTATCAAGATCGTCGTCACTCCTGATAAGCACACAACTACTAAACTGTTTAGTAGGAGTGCCGAGCCCTGCAAGCACAGGTGTAGCAAGAGTAAACAAACCATCAC